TCATGCGCCCAACGTCGGTCGGGTGCCCAGACTATACCTGAAGAAAAGAGGTCAGATACGGCGTTTACTCTGCTGATTTTGTCCTGCCCTTTACCCGGCGTGAACTCACTGATGGGTATGCCCATACGCCTAAATTCTTGGTAGAGCGCAGCGCCGTTAGATTTCTTTTCGACAATAAAAATGTCCGGGTTCCAATCCTTATATTCCTCAAGGACGAGGTTCTTCAGTTCCGGAAACTCAAGGCGCTGCTTGATGGCATTGAGCAGGATGATGTTGTAGTTCTTGGTCTCCTCGTTGAAGAAGACCCCCCAAGTGAGCAGGGCGTTGTAGTCGGCCCGGTTGTTTTTCTCTTGGGCGGCGTCGAGCGACATGATGATATGTTCGCAGGGCGGGGGGTTCTCGGCCTCCCAGATGCGCCACCACTCTCGTTTGAGCAGCGCCCCCTCTTCCGAGGTTGGCTCCTGCATGTACTGGGCTTGCCAGTACCGCACATCCATGCTGGTCTTTTTAGCCAGCAGTTCTTCAATAGACCAGAACTCAGGCCAGAGAGGTTTGTCGTTCAAAATGGCAGGAAACTCTACAATTTCCCACTCTTCAGCCTCTTCTTCCTTGGTCATGTGGTCGATGATCTTGCCGGTCAGGTCCATCTTGGACCACCGAGTCATCACCACGATGATCGCGCCGCCCGGCATCAACCTTTGGACTGGGCCTGACTGGAACCACTCCCATGCTGGCTCGAAAACGTCGGCTCTGCCTTGCTTCGCCTCCTGCTCAGAGTGAGGGTCATCAATAATGAAGAGATCAGCGCCGCGACCGGCCAAAGCACCGCCTACGCCGATGGCGAAATATTCTCCGTTAAAGTTTGTTCCCCAGCGGGAGGCTGATTTTGAGTCGGCTTGAAGTTCAACATTTGAAAAAATATCTCTATAAAGGTCCGAACCCACAAGATTGCGAACCCTCCGACCGAAGTTCACCGCCAAATCGGCAGTGTGAGACGCCATAATCACTTTTTTCTGTGGGTATTTACCCAAAAACCATGCCGGGGCGAGGTAACTGATCATCTCCGACTTGCCATGACGCGGGGCAATGTTGACGATGACTCTTTTTTTCTTCCCTTCTGCAATTTCCTCGAAAATTCTAGCCAATTTTCGGTGGTGTGGACCCACTTTGTAGCCCGGATACACGTGAGCGATGAAGTCTAGGAAGGATTCTTTGCCTAATTTCTGCGTAACTTGCGTTTGATAGGCTTTAAGAAGTTCCGCGACCCGACGTTTTTCCTTTTCTGGCAGTGTAGGCAGTGCCGTACGCAGTTTTTGCAGGTTTTGCGGGTTAAGTTGTAGCATTTTCGTCGCTGATTACGCGGTATTCGATGCCTTCTAGCACCTGCAACAACTCTTTTTCCACTTCTTCGATGGGCTTAACGATGTGCGTGATCTCGCTACGCCGCTTAAAGGCGTCAATACCGTCTACTTCGCCTAATGTTTTGAGTGCTTGCACACGCAATTTACTGTCAGTAGTGGTTTCGATCTCTTTAACGAGGTTCGTTATGACGTAATTTTTAAGTGTGGCCAAGTCTTCAACGAGGGCGTGGTTGGTTTTGGCAACCAAACCCGCCAAGAAGGCTATGGTTTCGTTAGGGTATTTGGCGTAATCATGTTTAATCTTAGGATCATGCACCATCTGGTGCGCGATATCTGCCGCAACCAACTGCTGATCTTTGTTTGGTTCAATGGCTACGCCAGTCAAGTCGGAAAAGAACTTGATAGTTCTGGCACGCATTTCAATTTCTTCAGTCGATGTCAAGTCTGGCAACGCCTCTAATGCATTGCTTGGCAGAGGTACACCCTCTTCTATGTCAGGTACAAATGCGTCCATGTCCATATAACTATATATAAAAACAGCATGGTACCAAATGAGCAAGGGGGTGGGTTTTTATACAGTAGGGGTGGGGGGTCGAAAAGTGCGAAGTGATTTGTGCGGATCATGGGGTATAGGGGGGATAGCGGAGTCCCAAACCAGCGCGGGGGGCGCCGGTACGGTGGGGTCACCCATAGGTCAAAATTGATTAGACCATTGATTTGCCCTATACGGAAGTCGTGGCCAATCCGGTCACGGTGAATAGGAAACACAACCCAATGAAGTACGAGATCACTGAAGCACAGATGAACGAACTCGGCTTGATTCTGCACGGACTGAATCGGCTTGTAGTTGTATTTGAAGACGCAAATGGCTCGGGCTTTTTGCGGGAAACAAGGGGGCGACTGTATGAATTGATGCAGCGCATCGAGATGCAGGATGTGGAGGACGCAACATGAGTCAGATGCAACTGGACTTTGACTTACGGTTGGCGACCCCACAAGGTCGCACGGTGCGGATACCAAGTGAGTTGGTATGCATGACCCGCAAGCATCATCTTGACTTCCTGCTCCGCAAGTATCGCGGCGACTGGGACAAGGTTGTGATGATGCTCGAAGTCGGCAAACAACTTGATCGGTACTACCGCGCTCGCGGAATGTAATCAACGGAGGCGGGACTGCAAACCGCCTCCTCTTTTGGGAGACACGACAATGCATCCTTTTGTAATTGCAGACGACGTTAAAGCGTTCGGGTTTTGGTACGCGTATTGGCATCTTCGCGACAATTGGAAACTAAGTCGCACCGAATCACTGTGGCTACTTTGGGTCGCACGGCAGTATGTACTGCACCGCGACGGTCGCACGATGATTGAACGATTCGCAGACAACTACCTTTAACAATAGGAGACACGACGATGGAACAATACGAAGCATTGACCAATGTGATCCGCGCACTTAGCAAGAAGTGTGAGGATGTTGATCGGTATAAAGAGAGTTCGGATACGTATGAGCGTTGGTGGAGACAAGAGAGGGAACAAGTCAAAGAACTCAACAACGAGATCGATAGATTGAATAACGAAATTGACAGACTGCAAAATCAAACGGGAGATTTGCAGAGCCAATTTGCACAACCGTATAACGAACGCGAAAGAAATGATTGATCGAATGGGGAGAGGCTTCGGCCTCTCCCCTCTTTTTTGGCCCTGCGCTTTGATGCCAGTTATGTGTGGTCGTGGGCGTCCTGTGCGTGCGCGGCTCGCGTGAGCGGGCGGGCCGGGCCTAAAAGGCTTTCCACCCATAGGTGGAACTTGATTTATGCAATGCGTTACCCTATACACCATCCACGGGCTGCAATACCGCACCCGTACACACAATCGGAGATAATCATGTCTAATCTTAAGTTGATCCAAACGGCCGAAAAGGCTTACGACTCTGCCGACTCTCTGGTCGATTCCGTCATGGAAATCGTGGGCATTGTTCCCACCTTTCCCGAAAAGGTGACCGAGCAGGAAGAGGCTGATATACGCAAGGGACTGATGAATCGGGCCGTTGCCAAGTTCCCGACTCGCGTCTACTTGCGAGACGGTGACAAGTACACCCTGCTCTCACCTGCCGAGGCTAAGAAGGCTGACGCGAAAAAGGTGGCCACCTTTACGCCCGAGACGGTTATGACTATCACAGCCCATCAACTCGGCCAACTCAAACAACAGGAACCCGGCCGTCACAAGGTGGTGACTGCAATGCGTAAGGCTATCCAGACGAATGCGTCGAATCGATACACCTATATCGAGACGATTGCCAAACGCGAGAAGGGACTGCCCGGTACGCCACGCACCCCGACTGCCCTGCTGAAATGGACTCGGCAACAGTTGGCCGGTATCGACAAGCGGCACACTGTGCAACGTGGCAAGGGTAATCCCGAGGCTCTGCCCGAGGAAGTTGTTCGACGCGGTGAGGCTGCATACATCGCCGAAATCGAGAAGTACTTGAAGACTCAGAACTAACATAACGTCCACTCTACTGGCCCCGCTCGGCTCTGCCGGGCGGGGCTTTTTTTCGTCTACGCAAAGCGTAGCCGAGGCATCTTCGATGCCAGTTCCTTGTTTGTGCGAGCGTGTCGCGTGTGCGTGGCTGCGCGAAATTGAACTTGAGGAATTACGGCATAATTTTATCTAGACTTTCCACCCATGGGTGGAATTGCCTGAAAAGTTTTCACATGATTAATTACGTAATTAGCCAGTTCACGTGGGGGTCGAGATGATTAATTACGTAATTAATCAGTTTTTTGGGCGTTTTGTTCCGGTTTTTGTTGCGTTGTTCCGGTTTTGTTCCAGTTTCAAAAATCGACTGGAACACGCAAGTGCTTGATTACATTAAGAAAAAA